AAAAGATTGGCAATCAGAACATGTTCATTCTCCGGATGTTTTTAAACATAGAACTTTTAAAAATCCCTATGGTGCTATGATGCTAATGAGAATGTAGGGATTGGTACAGCTAGTCCAGACTCTAGTGTTAAGTTACACGTACAAGGTGCTATAGGCTCAACTAATGGTACAGCGTCAGCACCGACACATACGTTCTATGGTGATTCTAACACAGGAATGTTTAGAGCTGCCGCTGATACATTAGGTTTGTCTACCAACGGCTCAGAACGAGCACGCATAGACAGCTCGGGTAATCTGTTGGTTAACTGTACAACACCACCCTCAGCCTCTGTAGGCGGCGCAGGTTTTATTAAATCAGTGAACGGAGCAGATTTATACTTATCCACAACGGTAACCACTGGTGATGCGTTAGCTCTTTTGTACAACCCCAATGGTCTTATTGGTAGTATTACAGCATCGGGTTCAGCTGTAAGTTTTAATGAAACTTCAGACGAGCGAGTAAAAGAAAACATACAAGACACAGCTCATGCTGTTGACATTAATGATATACAGATTCGTCAGTTTGATTGGAAAGCTGATGGCAGTCACCAACGTTACGGTGTTATTGCTCAAGAGTTAAATGAAGTTTACCCTGAAGCGGTTTATTCCCCTGAAGACAAAGACGCATTAATGGGTGTGGACTACAGTAAACTTGTACCACTGTTAGTAAAAGAAATACAGCAACTTAAAACACGAATTGAAACTTTGGAGAATAACTAATGATTAATATTGTAAATTTAGAACGTGAACCAGATAACAACGGAATTGTAATTGTTCATTGGACAGCCTCAAAAGTCGATGGAGACTTCACAGCCAACACATACGGCACGAAGTCATTCACACCTGACCCAGAAGCTGAGGGCTTTACAGCCTTTGAAGACTTGACGCAAGAAGCTGTAGTCGGGTGGTTTACTGAGGAAGAAGTTGAGCAAATCGAGAGTGTCTTAGACGCTGACTTAGCGGCACAGGCTGAACCAAAAGTAATCAGCGGCACACCTTGGTAAGGAGTTGACATGAGTGAAGATAGACTCAACAGAATTGAACAGAAGTTAGACCGCTTAGTAGACGTTGTTGAGTCTATAGCTCGTGTAGAAGAAAAGATGGCGGCTAACGATTCTAAACTAAATCGCCTAGAGTTTCGCATGGACGGTTTAGAAGGCGAGTTAGACGAAGTAAACAAGGTTGCACGAGATAACTCAGGAGTGGCTAAGTTTGCCGATAAAGTCTTCTGGTTGTTTGTTGGTGGTCTAGTGTCACTGGCTGTGTGGGCTATGAAGTCAGGAGTTAGTGCGTGATGGGTATTTTGAGTAAGATTTTCGGTAGCGGAGACGTCATTGAGAAAGGCTTAGATTTGATTGATAGCTTTCACACGTCAGACGAGGAGTTAATCAAAGCTAACACAGATGCTAAGAGAGAGCTTCTAACGGCTTATGCGCCCTTTAAACTAGCTCAACGATACTTAGCCCTACTTTTCTCTGTTACGTTCATAGGGAGCTTCCTGCTTGTTCTGGGGATGTCTCTGAGTGGTAAGGCTGACGTTGATGTTGTTCGTCAAGTCTTGTCTGAATTCTACATTGGTGAGATAATGTTATCCATCATATTGTTCTACTTCGGTGGCGGTGCTTTCGAAGGTATTATTAATAAAACAAAAGGTAAATAAATATGTCAGCTAAATTATATAAAGCTCCAAAGTGTTCTACTGGTAAGAAAGCTCCACAAAAGAAAAAGGCTCTACCTAAAGACTTAGACTTCAGTAAGATGAAGAAAGCAGGTAATGCTAATGAACGTGCTTCAGTTGACCAACAGGCTCGTGGTAAATCTAAGAAAGGCTACTAGTCATGATTAAGAAATCCTCAGCATTAACCACGACAGCATCCTTACAGACTATCTATACAGTACCTAACGGTAAACGTGCAGAGTGGAAGATGCTGTGGATTAGTAATGTTAGTGGCAGTAACGGTACGTTTGATGTTACGTATTACAATAAAGCTAATGATACAACTTTTTCATTCTTTGATGACCATATTCTATCTGCTAAAGACTTCTTTCAGATAGGTGGTGAATACTATGAGTTTGTTACAATGTACGAAGGTGACTACATTCAGATTAGCGCTACACAGCCTATGACAGCTGTTGCATCTGTAATAGAACATAACGACATTATCCAAGGAGGTTAACATGCCTACTAAGAAAGACCCTAGACTCGAACGAGTAGGTGTCTCGGGCTACAACAAACCAAAGAAAACACCTAGTCATCCGACTAAGTCACACGTTGTAGTCGCTAAAGATGGTGACAAGGTTAAGACTATTAGGTTTGGACAGCAGGGTGTCAGTGGTGCAGGTAAGAGTCCTAAGACAGAAAGTGAAAAGGCTCGTAAGAAGTCGTTCAAGGCTCGTCATGCAAGTAACATAAGCAAAGGTAAGATGTCTGCTGCATTTTGGGCTGATAAGGTTAAGTGGTGATTATATGGGTATGGTAAAAGTAGATTATGGAAATCCCAGTGGCTTGTCAGGTCTATTCAAGTTAGACCCTTCGAAGTTTAACTTTAGCGCTTATGCTCCTACGGCTGAACCTGAACCTGAGGCTGTCACAGACCCTATAGCTGTTGTTTCAAATAACACACCGGATGCACAAGTAGATGTACTTGAGGATGAAGGTACGGTAGCTGTTACTGTTCCTACTCATGTTCAACAAACTATGAATGAGCTAAAGGGTAAAGACCTGACTGATGATTTGAATGTCAATCCTTTTCTTAATGCATCTCCTACAACATTTAATAATATTAGAGATTTGACATCCAATATTCCTGTTTCTTCGGGTGGTAATACTAACGGTAGTTTTTTAGATGTTGGAGCAGGTCAGACAGGTATTAGTTCTAATGTCGATTATGGTGTAGGCGCTGAAAAGGCTTATGATTTACTGGATGGTGTATTGGAGTCTAATAGTGATATTGAAGATATCAATAACTATCTTAAAAGTGAACAGTTTGGTAGTTATATGTCAGAGTATGATGACCGTCTTTCTACCCTAGGCGATTACAAACGAGCGGAAGGTGCTACAACTAATTTATTAAATCAAGTTGGTCTTTCTAAAGCGTTAGGTGTTCAAGGTAAATATGGTGGATATAAGAACTATACATACAATGGAGAAACTAATCAGTATGAACTAACAGGCGACACCGAGAAGAGTGCGTTTGAAGCAGCAGCTCCAGATATTATTGTAGGGGTAGCAACTGCTGCAGCTACAGCAGGGTTAGGGAGTGCTTTAGGGGCAACTGTGGGAGCTACAGGAGCTGCCGGCACAGCTGCCACAAATGCTGTAGCAAGTGCAGTAGTTCAACAACTTACAACAGGTGAAATAGACCCTACAAAGGTAGCACTTGCTGCTCTAGGTGGTGCGCTACAAGGAGCTGAGGCTGCAGATGCAGCAGCTAACGCAGACTTGGCAGGGGCTTATGCTGACTTTGGTGTGGACAGTGTTGAATACGCTAACGCGTTATCCACAGCTAACGAAGCTACATCTACTCTAGAAGTTATAAGTAATATTAGCACAGGTGTTGATATTGTAAGCGCTGTAGAAGATAAGAATATTATTAAGGCTTTTGATTTAACAGCAGGGATGATGGATTCTCCTACTCTCAATGCAACTGTCTCTAAGCAACTATCTAATGTAGTTCCTGAGAATTATTTAGATGCTGCTACAAACGCAGTAATTAGAGCAGGTTCAACTGCTATTCAAGGTGGCGATGTAGGTGAAGTACTGCAAGACTCTACTAATGAATTTCTAATTGAGCAGTACGCTACGGAGAAAGCTGTTCAAGAAAGATTTGGATTCGAAGGAGACTGGGCTAAAACAGCTTCACGTACTATATCATCTATAGCTACGGACACGCTAAAAGGCGACAGCTCTCAAGACATAGCGCTATCCGGTTTAGAAACTTTCCTAGATAATGCTATTAGGCTTATTCCAGAGGGTGAAGACTCTGCAGACTACTTAGCTGATGCTGAGAAATGGTGGCATGAAAATGTGGAAGACCCTTTACAAAACTGGTGGCAGGAAGTAGAAGGTACGCGTGAAGCTATCGAGCAACCATTTGAAGATGCTTATAACTTTGCGGTCGGTGCAGGGCAAGCTGCTCTAGATTCTGTAGACGCAGGAATAAGAGCTGTCCCAACAACTAAAAAGGACTGGGAAGACGCTGTAGAAACAGTTAATAATACTGTTGTAGACCCTGTTGTTGAAACTGTGCGTGAAACAGGTAGACAAGCTGAAGATGTCTATGACACAGTTGAAGACTACGTTAAAGAAGAAGTAGCTCCTACTGTAAGAGAAACTGGCAGAGGTGTCAGGGAGGCTGTTGACCCCATATCTAATGCTGTAAGAGAAACAGGTCGAACTCTTGAAGAAGGTTATGATGTAGTTGAAGATTATGTCAAGGAAGAGGTAGCTCCTGCCGTTAGAGATACTGGTAGAGATATACGTGAATTCTTTGACACTGATGGTGCGGATAATCCTGATATTAACATTCCTAGTGTAGACATCCCTGACGTTGATACTCCTAGTGTTAGTGGCAGTCTTAACGGGTATAAGAGATATCAGGACTACTACTATGATGACACGGACTTAGTTACAAACCCTCTACTATCTACTAGCTCTCAACGTATTAAAGACCTAACTGGTTCTTTAACACAGGAGAAAGAGATTGAGAAGGCGAGAATAGCTAAAATTTTAGCTGATGAACAAGAACGTAAGCGTAGGACTAAACCTGTATATGGTATAGACCCTAGACTTACAGTAGGATAAGGAAAAGAAATGACCTATTTAGAACTAGTTAACGCTGTACTGCGTAAGCTTAGAGAAGATGAGGTTGGTGTAGTCAATGAAAGCGATTACAGTAAACTTATTGGAGACTTCGTTAATGACGCATTAAATGTAGTGGAGTCCTCTTGGGATTGGAGTAGCTTACGTGAGTCTCTTGTAATCTCCACCACTCCGAATGTTGATACATACCCTCTTGCTGGCTTCGGTATTCGTGGCGAAGTAATGAGTATTTATAATATCACTAACAAAACTGAGTTACGCTATCACAGCAAGGCATATATCGTAGACCAGCAGACTCGTGCTGTTGGTGCAGGTAAGCCTCGCTATTACACATTAAATGGTACAGATAGTAATAATGATACTAATCTTATTGTCTATCCAAACCCTGACGATACGTACACACTAGAAGCTAATGTGGTACTGCGTAATCAATCGATGAGTGCTGACGCTGATAGTACAAAGCTTCCTACACAACCTATCATCCAGTACGCTTTTGCATATGCATTACGTGAACGAGGTGAGACTGGTGGTCAAGGAGCTATGGAGCAGCTTGTTATGGCTCAAACAGACTTAGCTAATGCTATTGCCCTAGATGCTGGTAATAACGCTGGTGAACTCATCTTTGATGTACTATAGGGGGTAGCATGGCTAAACCATTACAGACAGTTACCATTCAGGCTCCGGGCTTCTACGGTTTAAATACTGAAGATAGCCCCACCTCTTTAACAGAGCAATATGCCTTGGATGCGACTAACTGTGTAATTGACCAATTCGGTCGGATAGGTGCACGTAAAGGGTGGAGCTATTTAAATCAAGATTCGACAGACCCTATAGTGAGTGTTGGAGAATATATCAATAACTCTGGAGAGAGTGAGATTATCTCAACCACTGGAGCTAGTATCTATGCCGGCAAAACTTCCTTAACGGATATTACTCCTGCAAGTTATGGGATTAATAGTGGAAACTTTGCACACGCTAGTTTCAATGACTATCACTTCCTATTTGCTGCAGACCAAGAACCTTTATACTATGATGGAACTACTTGTGACCTAATTAGTAACAACTCATTCTACAGTGGGACAGTGCCACAAGGTGATATAGTTGTAGGTGGTTTTGGTAGATTGTGGGTGACAGGGACAACCGCCAATAATGATAAGATTTTCTTTTCAGACCTTTTGAATGGTTTTGCATGGGACACAGGCTCATCCGGCTCTATCGATATCTCAAAGGTTTGGGTAGCAGGTCAAGACAGAATCACTGCACTAGCTATACATAATAGCTTTTTAATTATATTCGGTGAACGTCAGATTATAATATATGAAGGTGCTAGTGACCCTGCAACAATGTCTCTAGTTGACACTATCTCAGGCATAGGTTGTATAGCTCGTGATAGCATACAGAGTACTGGTGCTGATTTACTATTCCTATCTGATTCAGGGATTGCATCTCTCAACCGTATTGTTCAGACTAAATCTCTACCCATCTTAGATATAACACGTAATGTTAGACTTACATTTATGACAGAGATTCGCTCCGAGACTGGTGTTATAAAAACTGTGTTCAGTCAAGAAGAAGCCTTCTACCTTGTCCGTCTTCCATCTCTTGGTGTCACTTGGTGTTTTGATGTCAGAGCGCCGTTAGAGAATGGTGCTTTCAGGGTGACTAAATGGGAAGGTCATACAGGTACATGTTTCGTAAGAGATAAATCAGGTGACTTAATTATAGGTGTTAGTGATGGACTTGCGTTGTATAATGGATACAGCGATAATGGTAGTAGCTATCATATGTCTTATTTCACAAACTACTTAGACTTCGGTGCACCTAGTAATTTAAAACTACTTAAGAACTTAAAGATAACAGTTATAGGTGGTTCAGATACAGATGTTACACTTAACTGGGGCTATGACTATAGCTACTCTTACAAGAAGAAACGCTTCACATTAAGCGCACAAGTAATAGCAGAATATAATGTAGCTGAATATAACGAGGGTGAATTTAACGCAGGTGTATTAGTTAATAGACCTACAGTTAATGCTGCTGGTGGTGGTCAAGTTGTACAGCTTGGTATCGAAGCAGAAGTTAATGGCGCACCAGTTTCTATACAGCGTATGACAGCACAAGCAATAATAGGAAGGACTATTTAATGAGTAACTACACTAAAACAACTAACTTTGCGGTTAAGGACACCTTAGCCTCAGGGAACCCTGCAAAGATTATCAAGGGCTCTGAAATAGATACAGAGTTTAATAACATTCAAACCAACGTGGCAACAAAATCTGATACAGCTAGTCCTACTTTCACAGGGACAGTTACAGCTCCTACTTTGAATGTAGTTGGCACACTAACAGCAGGTACTATTGATGGAGGTACATACTAATGGCTGATATTGAACAAATTTTAGCTTCAGTCGGTGGCGCAGGCGCAGCAGGTTTAGCAGCATACAAGGGTATGCAGCAAGGGCAAGAGGACTTAGGTCTTATTGGTCAACAGTTATCACCTATGTATGATGCTATTAGCTCAGGTGTCCAATCTAGTGCTGAATTCAAACCCTTTACTGTGACAAGTGGTGCAGGTACTGGTAGCTTTACCAATGGTCAATTAAACCTATCTCCTAACGTAGTTCAAACTGGCTTGCAAAATCAAGCTCAGAGTATGCTAGGTAATGTAGGTTCTACTGCTAACGTCAGTGGTTTACAGAATCAAGCATTCACTGGTGCAGGTACAGCACTAGGTATGGGCAGTGGTGCATTTGCATCAGGCTTAGGTGGCATGTACGGAGCTATGGGAGAGAATCAGATTAGTCAGGCTGGAGTTCCTTCTAACTTAGCTGCCTTACAAGGACAGTTTGCTCAACAAGGTATGTCACAACAGTCAGGTAGTTTAGGTGGTTTAACAGGACAACTTCAGCAAGCAGCTAGTGGTGCATTCGGTGGAGTAGCTCCAACTGCTCAGTCAGTTTATGACCAAATTAGAGCTACACAATCTCCAGAAGAAGAACGTCAACGTATAGCATTGGAGAATCGTTTAGCTGCTCAAGGTAGATTAGGTCTACAGACTAGCATGTATGGCGGTACACCTGAACAGTTCTCTATGGACAAGGCACAAGCAGAAGCTCGTAACTCAGCATCTCTACAGGCTATGTCAATGGCTGACCAGTTGGCTACATCTCAACAGTCTCGTGCATCACAGCTTGCACAGCTTGGTATGAGTGCTGAACAAATTGATAGCCAGTTAGCTAGTGAAGGTTTAGCTCGTCAAGCACAGAGTGCAGGACTAGCAGGAAGTCTCGCTCAAACAGGAGAGGGCATCTCTGCACAGCAACAACAACTAGGTCAAGGTTTACTAGGTTTAGGTCTAGAGGCTCAACAGCTTGGTGGTAGCTTAGGTGCTCAGGATATTGCTAATGCAGCCTCTATGTTTGGTATCGGTCAACAAGCTACAACTATGCCATATCAGGAACAGGCTCTACAGCTTGGTAACATTCAATCTGCATTAACAGCGTCTGGTATTCCATTAGAGCAGCAATTAGCAGCTACTGGTATGGGCTTAACAGCACAGCAACAAGAGCTAGAACGTCAGCAACAGTATGCTAACCTACTTGCTAACTTAGGTCTATCTGAAACAGGATTGATGAAAGACTTAGCGTTAAGTGATTCTACACTTACTCAAGAGTACATTAAATCTCTTGGTAACATTGGTGCAGGTTTAGCTGGTATTGAATTTTAAGAGGAACTAATAACATGGCACAAGATGCAAATTCACAACTACTTAATATGCTTAGTCCTCAAGAAGGGAAACTACTCGATGACCAACTAAGACGTAAACAACTACAAGAAGGTGTCACTAACTACGGTGGTGATGCTATGGGTAGATTCCTAACCGCAGCTTCGGGGGCGCAACGCGCCTCTGCGGGCTTCGGTATGTTAGGGGAACGTCTTATTGGTGGGAGACAGAAGGGGGCTAATGAGGTTAAGGCTGAACGTCAACAAGAGGTTGTTCAGCAAAGAATAGCTAAGGAAGAAGCTGATAAGGCTGCTGAAAAAGATAACTTAGCTGACTCTAATACTATCCTCACCACTAGAAGTCTTAAGGCTTTAGAGGGTATACGTGACAAAGCTATTGCTAAGAACACTACACAATCTTCTATTGTGGCTCAACAAGCTCAGAAGAAGATTGAGGGTTTACAGGCTCAGATTAAAGAGCTAGGTATTACTGAAAAGACTGTTGATACAGCTTTAGATATTGTGGCAGCTAGTGATTTACCTGAGCCTCTAATCTCCCAGATATCTGATGAAGTTACTAGTGGTCTAACTAAACCTCAAGATATTAATGGGCGTATTAAAGAAGCTTTAGCTCCTATTAAGAAAGCAAAGTCTGTTGAAACAGCAATACAATCTTTAGATGGTTTTAACCTAACTGAACAAGAGCAAAATAATTATACAAATTATCTTAAAGGCGGTGGTAGTCTAACTACACTTATGCAGAAGTTGATTCCTGCTACAGAGAGTCTCACTGTGGACAGACTATCTCAGATGTATAGGTTCTTTACTTCTGAATCTGTTGATAACTTTAAGAAAGCTTTTGCAGATGGTACTCGTGGTGCTGACTTACCTGCATTAAAAGAGCAGGACAGTGAGCGTAAGGTTAATGTGTCTAATGTTACATCCACTATGCTTAACACCTTTACATCTCTTGTTAATGAAAACTTTGAAGACCCTAATGTTAAAGCAGTGTTTACAGATTCAGGTTACTTTAGTGAAGACCCAGATAAGAATAAGCTTAAAGGTTATGTAGCAGATGTTTACACCTATGCTAACAAAAATCAACTACTACCTAGTCAAGCTTTAGTTGAATGGTCGCAGCTTAGAAATTCTGGTGGGGAAGCTTCTGCTAAGGTTAGTGAGAATACTAAACCTGAGCCTATCGTAATAACTTCCCCTGCTGATATTCCTCAAAGCATGGTCGATGCTGTTAAGAAAGATAACCCTAATGCAACAGAAGAACAGGTTAGACAAGCTATTTACAATAAAGATAACAAATAGAGGTTCTCAAAGTGTCTGAAATAAATTTAGATGGGATCGATATCGGTCAGCTTATAAAGAAAGAGATATCTCCTGAGATTAATCTTGATGGAATTGATTTATCAAACTTAGTCAATAAAGAAAAAGCTACGGGGATGGAAACATTCTCGTATGCTTTCGAGAAGGAGGGTAACCTCTCTCGTGACTTCGGTGACTACATGGAAACCATCATCCCTCTGGGTAGAGTTGTTATGCCGTGGGAAGATGCGTTTGATGAGACTGGATTTTATCAATCTCCTGTTGAAACTTATGGCGAGGAGTGGGCAACTGCTTCTCAAGATGAGCGTAGGAAGATGATTCTTAATACTCGTGCTCAACAATTAGAGGAAGAGTACGGAGATAAAGCGTTTGATAAGGAGAGTGGCGCATACCTAGCAGGTACTGTAGCTAAAGCTGTAGCTGACCCGTCTACTGCTATTCCTTTCGGTCAAGGTGTTCGTGCAGCTATAGGTGTTGGTGGTGCTGTTTCAGCAGCTTCATCTACGGCTAAGGACTTAGCGGAAGAAGGTGAGGTCAACCTAGCTGATGTAGCTGTTGATACGTTAACAGGTGCTGCTGTTTCTGGGGTGTTCCAATATGGTGGTCAGAAAGTTGCTAATGTCTTTAGAAAGAAGGCTATGAACACTAAGGTTAAGAAAGCTCAGAAGGTGTTGGATGAGAGTCCTTATAAGGATGTTAGCAAGGCACTCAAAGATGCAGGATATAACGATAAGCAGATTGCAGAAGTTGGTTCAGCAGCTCAGGCTACTGGTAAGAAACTTGTAGTGAGGAAAGCTAACAAGACTAACCCTGAAGCTGAGGCTAATGAGTTTGTTACACGTCATGCTCATACACAAAAAGATAGTAAGTTAGACAAAGCTTTCGGCATCATGAGCACACGCCTAATGAATATACATCCTGCTCTTGGTCGTAGATTGCGTCAATACGAGCAGGGCAGCCGTGAAACTTTTAACTCTTATGCTCAAGGTATAGAGCCTTTTGTTAAATCTTATAGAGCATTGGATGGAGAAACACGTAAGAGTGTTAACTTCCTTCTAGCTAACGGTAAGTTTGATGAGGTAACTAAGCTTGTTGGTAAGGATAGTCCATTAGGTCAGGCTCTGCCTCAGTTGAAACAAACTCTGAACATGGCAGGTAAAGACCTAAAAGCTAGTGGTCGTGTGTTTGATGAGAATCCTGACTACTTCCCTAGACTTGTTAGAGACTACGAGCAAATGAGTAGTGAGCTATATGATGAGACGGTTAACAGTCTTATAGGTAGACGTATAAAAGCCTATGCTGATAAGAAAGGTGTAACTGTAGGTGAAGTAACAAGCCATCAAAAAGATAGCATAGCCAACAGTGTGCTTCGTGCTTATGATCCTCTTGTTGCTTCAGGAGTTCCAAGTAACTTAAAGAGACGTCTAATAAAAGAGGTTGATAAAGACGTACACGCTAAGTACTACATGGAAGCTGATGAAGCCCTAACTCGCTACATATCAGGTGCATCTCACGACATCCACGTTAACAAGATGTTCGGTAAATTTGGGGGCGAGAATCTAGATACAAGTATTGGAGCACTCGTCAACGACTTTAAACTTAACACCGCTCAACAGTCGGATGTGTCTGATATACTTAAAGCTAGGTTTCAAGGTGGGCGTCAGTCTGCAGGAAAGTACAATCAGTTGCTTAAGAACGTAGGGTATATGGGAACTATTGGACAGTTTACCAGTACTATTACCCAGTTGGGTGACCCGTTTGTTTCAGCTGCAAAGCATGGAACACTTAACACTATTAGGTCTTTCTTTGGTGCTGTAGGTAATAAGTCTAAGATGAAGTTGATTGATATTGCTATTGATGATGAAGTCATGGCTGAAATTGCAAGCGACCCAACTCTTACGTCAAGACTATTGAATAAGGTTTTAACCGCAACAGGATTTAAAGCTGTAGATAGGATCGGTAAGGAGACTATTATCAACTCTAACTTTAAGATGCTTCAAGCTCAGGCTAAGAGGTCTCCTAAAGTGATAAGAGATAAGTGGAAATCATACTACGGTGACGATATGGATAATCTCATAGATGACCTAGCTCAGGGTAAGATAACTCCACTCACTAAAGAACATGCGTTTGCTACACTGTCTGACTTCCAACCTATTAGTATGTCAGAGATGCCTGAGCTGTATGCTAAACATCCTGATGCTCGTATCTTGTACATGCTTAAATCGTTCACACTTAAGATGTGGGATTTAGCACGTAAGGATATATACAATGAATGGCGTAATGGTAATAAGAAGCAAGCTGCTCAAGCTATGGCGACTATGGGATTGTACTTAGCTGCAGGTAACACTGCTACTTCTAAGATAAAAGACTTGATGCTTGGAAGGGATATAGAACCAGAGAATTTACCTAATGACCTCATGTGGAACTTACTAGGCGTATATGGTTTTGGTAAATATCAGTTTGAACAATCGGGTAGAGACGGTTTAGTAGACACTACGTTTGGTATGGCTCAACCACCTATCCCGTTAGTTGATGCTGCTGAAGGTGCTTATAAGTATGTAACAGCTGAAGAGAATTTCAATGACCCTAATAAGGATGCTCGTAAGGTTGTACGTAATCTACCCGTAGTTGGTAACATTGCTACCAATTGGTTTATGGGGGGAGCTGAAGCTTACAATCAGAGACTTGAGAAAGAAAGATATAAGGACTAAGAGAGGGGGCTTTATGCCCCTTCTTCTTTTTGTACGATGTACACACTACCAAACTTAAAACGTAAAAACCCTAAGTTGACCACCAACCCCTTAAACATTCCATACTTAGGATACTCGCTATCTTCTAGCATAATAAACAAAGGGTATTTCGTCAGGTAGAGTCCGACACTAAAGCCGTTTATCAATTCAATCAAGATTCTCATCGTAGATATCCTCTTCCTCTTCTTCCATACCATACCCCATAACTAGCTCATGAAGTCTGTAGTAGTGGGTTTCGATTACATGCTCAAAGTTTTCAACTAAGTCTTCAGAGGATACGTCTAATGCTTCCATTAGTGTTATCTCATCTAAGAGTATTAGTTGTTCTTTGAGTTCTTCTATTGTTAACATGATTGTTCCTTAGTAGGGGAGTTTAGATACGATAGGACATTTGAGAACTTCACACATCGTTCTGAATGGAAACCACTTAATCTTTCTTTCTTTAGCTTTCCAGTGGGAGAGTGCCCTACCTGTGAACCCTGCTTCGTCAGCTAATTCGATAAGTGTCATTCCGGTGGTATGAGTGTGTAGTAAATTTGATAGGTGTTCGATGGGGGCTAGAGGTGCTTGATAACCTAGTGCGGAGAGAATAGCTGTTGCTCTAGTTGCATCCATATCTTGATTCTTATAGAGCATAGCATCCACCGTATGATGTGGGAGTTTGTATAATTTCTCAAACCCCCTCACTCCGTGCTTGTCACAGTTCTCTCTAACTAGTGACCTTAACGTAGTCATTACTCAGCGTCCAACTCAATAGAACGTTTGATAGAAGCAATAGCTTCTTCCTTGTCCTGAGATGTACCCTTGTATCCACGTAAGCCACTACAAAGCATTTTCTTAATAGCATGTTGCATTGCAGGGCATGTAACATTAAAACCCTTTAGAACGTCATACACGTCCATATCAACACCTTTGATTATACGTACATACTTATTATCTGTTTGAGTGGGCAGGTTATCAACCCACGCTTCCCACTCAGTGTTGCGTTCCTTAATAGCATGTTCATCACGATAGGTGTCTTCACCATAATATTTAGAATGTGCCATTATAACTTCTCCTTTAAAACTTTTTGCACCGCTTGACTTACAGCTTCATCTAGTGCCTCATCTTTAGAGCAGATGAAAGTTTGTTCAGTTGAGATACCAACCATCTTAATCTGAATGACATGACCGTTAGCTACCTTTGTTACTTTAATTGTTTCTATGTAATTATATTCTTTCATTATGTTCTCGATTATTTAATTAGTTAGTTGGTGGATGCCCTCACGTAGACTCGAACTACGATCCCACTTTTATCAGGTGTGTGCTCTAACCATTGAGCTATGAGGGCAAAATTATTTAGTGGATGCCGACTCTGGCACGAGTCTTACCACCATTATCTGCGCCCCTTGTGGATTGCACGTACCACTAGCGACTTACAAGCACTTTGAACCTCTTTACTACCTGTTAGTGATGACGACCGGTCTGTGGATAAAACTTATCCTCTTCCATCTCACCCTCATACAACTCAGCATAGACTAAATATATAACACCTAATGTTGCAAGTGTCTCTAGTTTTATCTCCCAAACATAATCACCTAAGTCGAAGTCTCGGTTAAAGAACTTAACCATAGGCTGTCGTTGACCGTGTAGTTGAGATACATCCTCGAGCTTAACTGCGTGGATGTCATCATCAAACATCTCATTATATGTTTCATCGTTACATACTACAAAGTACATCATTTGTCTTCCCCGTATTTATTCATGAGGTAGTCCATACCGATGATACAAGGGTTACAATCACCACCCTTCACATCATGCAGCATTAACATCCCTCTCCAATGGTCATTGCCTTGATACCCGATGTACCCTTCGTGGTGTGTATAGAAGCTACCTGCAACTATACCCCAATACTTAGTACCATCATTACCTGTGGCAGTGGCAATGTCCAAGCCTTGTTGATGCCCCATTACAAAAGATGTCTTAACCTTCTGCAACTTACTATGTGCTGTACCACCTAGAGGTCTACCTGACATAGGATTGTAGAAGTAGTGGGCAAACTGTATACCCTCAATCTCCACCGGCTTAAGGAACTCGTGTACGTTCCAACCGTGTACTTCTAACCCGAAATCGTCCGGATAATGAATAACCCCAGACAAACTAGGATTGTCAGATATATACCTTTTAAGACGCTCTTCGTGATTTCCCAAGCAAAAGTGAAGCTCGGGCTTGTATGGGCGTTTCTTTTGTTGTTTCTTCTTATCATTGTAATCTTCCAATGGCTTCATGATTCTAGCCATCCCTTCTTTACCGGAGTTGATGTCTTTAACGATACGCTGACCTTCAACCTCTATCTTCTTATTGTAGGATGATACGGCTGGCATGTCAAAGTGGTCACCAATATGAACAATGATGTCTGGCTTCTTGTCCACAATGTATCTTCCACATGCATCAAGGTGTTCCATATCTACACCATCTCTCACTTGTGTATCTGGGATGACTAATATCTTCATTTCTTACGCTCCTCCTGTGTCTTGACATGGTGGCATGGCTTACACAATACCTGTAGGTTGTCCGTCTCACAGAATAGTCTTTGTACGAATGCAGGTAGGTCTTCATAACACTTTAAACTACCTGCGCTTTTGATGTGGTCTACTTGTACTTCTTTGGCTTTGTAATACTTCTTACAATCCTTGCACTTGTATTCCCACTTAGTTCTTTTATCCTCACCTGAGAATGGTCTACGCGCTTCGTTCAACACTTGATAGCGTACAGGATACTTACTCCAAGCTTGTCTCAATGCTGAACGTATAAACGTCCAATACCTTGCTTCTGTCCACGTTTCGCCACATCGTGTCTTCTCTCCACGTTTAGCCATTAATCAGTTCCTTACAAAAGTCTGTCTCCGAAAACATGATAGGGCTTCCGTCTTCTTTAAGGTGTGTCACCATCCAGAGGAGGTTGCCGTTCTCAAGCAGGTCTTCGAGGTTGTTGTCATACATGTCCAGAGATGTCTTGAACATGTCTAGTGAGGTAGACAAGTCGCTGAGGGCGTCATAAGCTTTCTTAGCACCAACACCTTTAACACCTTGGATGTTATCAGTCTTGTCTCCCATAAGGAGTTGAGCAAAGAACCACTTCATACCGCCACCTGTTAGCTTCTTGTTGTAGTCGAGGTATCCCATCTCACTAATCCAAGTGAGGGGGAACTCTTTCTGCTTACCACAGGTGTACCCGTAGTGCCAACCTTCTACCATTCTTAGGTCTTTATCTCGTGAGACAATAACACTCTTGTCTTTCTCATGAGTCTGTCTGATAGCTAACATATCGTCAGCTTCCATACCTTCTACAGTGATGGCGTTCCATTTGAACTCCACCCATTTACGCATCTCATTATAAAGAGACGGCTTCTCACCTCTACCTGCTTTATAAGCTTGAATTGTTGCAACGTCATTCCTAAAGTTTGTCTTACCGGTAAGGTAAAACTCTATGTCCTGACAGCCTGTGGATTTAAGTATGTGTTCCATACGTTGTTCTGCTGCTGTAATGCAGTAGTCTATGGATGGTCTTCTATCTTCTTCAAGCCCTGATTGAGCAGCGAATGGGATGTCGTAGCACCACAAGTCACCGTCTATTAGAGCTATACTTGGCTTGTTCATTTTATTCCCCTTAAAAGAAAGGACTACCGAAGTAGTCCTATAAAGTTAACCCCAAGGGTCATCACTATCCACAGCTTCCGGAGCAGGTTGCTGAGGTTCAGGGGTTGAACCCTGTAGTGCTTGTTGCAAGGGGCTGTTGGGGAAATCTACAGCTGAAGTAATCTTCTCTTGTAACCACTTAGGCATACCGTTGAAGTTTGCAACAGTGTTAGCGTCAACAAGACGTGTAGAGAATACCATTTGTTTCTCAGGTGCAGCGATTGGTGGTACGTCCATACCCTTCGGTACAGTCATGATATCCTTGACATCATTGTACCATTTGTTAGGGTCTTTCTTACCTTGGGTAGCTGTTACATATACTTGTAACTCTTTACCTAAAGCCTTAGCCCAATCACCACCTAATTCATTAGATGGGTCTAGCTTCTTCATCCACTTAACGCAAGTAGACATGTCAGCCCCACTAAATACCATCTCTTTAGACAACCAACGAGGTTGTGGTTCAGTTGAACCGTCTTCTAATTGTCTATCGATAGTCTCAAATGGCAATTCAAAAGTAATGCGGATGAATGGTGCAGGAGATTTAGCCTCGCCTTTATAGGGTTGTCTCTCTTGTACACCAAGTCCGATCACTTGAACGATACGTGCAGCATATGTACCAGTCTCTAAATGTCCGTAGTCTGGACGTGTAGTGTTGCTTTGTTTTACATCATTAATATTAAACATCTTATCTGTCTCCTTACGACAGCAGGTTAAGCACCTGTTAGCTATAGTTAGTGTATATCTAGCCACGTTTTACCAATCATACCTTCGCCCACTTGTTCAACTGCTAGGTTGAGGTGTTTGCTTGCATGGTTGATAGCTCGTTCAGCCAGTTGTTTACATTCTTCGGCAAGTTCATCCCTCACCTCGATAGTAAATTCATCATGTGCCACGCCTACATAAGCAAAATCTTTCCACCATGTCCAACCAATCTTCTTAGTCCATGAGTGAAAGAAGAGTAAAGCATACTGCATTAGTACAGCTTCGTCACTTTGTAGCGTGTAAACAAGACAGTCTTTCTCGTACTTAACCCTGACAGGTGCACCATCAAGTGCAGGTACGTAACCGTTTTGCTTTTCCATCTTGCCGTACTTAGTATTGTACGCCACTCCACATGTGTTACCCCAAACTTCTTTGAGGTAGTCACTTGTTTTCTTTTGCACAGAGAAGAGTTTATCCATTTCTCCACGAATGTCAAGCCCTACTTTTATTCTATCCTTGACAGCGCAATGTGCCATGTCACCTAGCTTACCGTCACCACAGGCGAATTTATAAGCAAAGTTAAAGTTCTTAGCTGTCTTTCTATTGATTAGTTTTAGTTGATGACGAACCAGTGACTTGTTGATAGCGAGCATAGCTTGACTATGACTATCTGTCTTTGTCTCTTTATCGCCATGAAGGAGCATGTGTTCGAACTTGTCATCGTCAAAGTTATACCACTTACCTCTTGATAACAGCATTCTATCCTGACAACCACTTGCATCTGTACCAACTAGAGTAAAGCCTTCACGAGCTACAAACAGGCTTCGCATCTGCTTACCGAAGAAAGCTTCTGGACTTGGTACGTTAACAAGTACGCCATGTTTAAGTCTCCTAGTGTCAGCAATACCGCGTATCTGTTGAGACAGTCTGCTATTTGAACGTGTGTTATTAATCCAACCCTCGATTATTCCTTTACGTTGACCGCACTGAAAGCGTTTAGCAATTAGACTACCAAGCTTACCTTGGAGCCCGATGAATGGATCATCTTTAGAAAGTTTGGGAGAGGTTACCTCACCTTCATCATTCTCATTCCAGTGCTTAGGTTGCCAACCAAGTGATAACAGATAGTCGGATGTCTCAGCACGTTTAGATAAATCTAGTTTACGCCAAGTAACACGTGAGAACATACCTGCCACTAATGTTGCATCCTCCTCAAACCAATCAACTACCATCTTGGAATACGTACCGTCCTTCTTGAATGGTTTCTTAACTTCTACGCCCTTAACTTCACATAACATAGGGAGTCGAGGTGTAATGGCTAAATCAATACGTTCAATCCATTTGTTAAGCTGTCTTACGTAGGCTCGGGCTTTACCTAAGTCAAACTTCCACCCTGCAATTTCTTGTAACGACATGATGTCCATGAATGCATGAGTCATATCGAAAGCTTTTTGTGGGTATGGGAAGTTCTGTTCATTAAACCACTTCATACGTTCTAAGCATTTGTTATAGATGCCGACTTGAATATGTGCATCTTCAACACACCGGTGCATCATATCAGGTGTGTACGTACTCCAGTCCTCGTGCTTAGGTTTATGTCTGCCTAATTCCTTCCCCCAACTATCAACACCGTGTCTGATACGCTCGGAGAATAGTAGTTCTGACAGGATTAGTGTGTCAGTCTTCTTACCTGTAAATGTATATCCCAATATCTTCTTAAGAAGTGGGAAGTCATACATCATACCACTGTGCATGATAAGCTCGGAACATGAGTCCATGAAGGTAACCATCTTATCCATCTGGTGTGGTTCAAACTTGAAAACATCTGTTGTCTCCACGTCTATGAATACGCCACAATGAATCTTAGTTGCTTCATGTAATAAGCCATTAGCTTCTAAGTCAGCTACACATCTTCTCATAAGTCACCTATAAATATTGAAAAGGATTAAGTCTCGGTTTAGGTTTAGGTTTAGGGGCTTCCTCTACAACCACTTCACCTTTCTTTTCTATCTTAACTTCATAACCAAGAGCGTCTAAGCACTTAACCCACTTGTCAACAGTTGGGTTCTTACCGCCAAGCCAACTACAAACAGTTGTGTAAGCCACTCCTGCTCGATTACTCATGGTCTTACGGTTCATAGAGCTTTCATCTATGAGTGCGCTTAAAGTATCTGCTGCATTATCTTTCATTACAATCCCCTAATAAGGTAGTTTGTTAACAACGGGGCATCTTAAAGCCTCGCACATAATCTTAAATTCAAACCATCGGATACTAGATTTACCTTTCTTCCATCTCTGGATTGTTTGTCTATCGTAACCGCATGACTCGGATAGTACTCTTAGTGAGCCAAAGTTTTTCTTTTGTAGTAGCTCTCTCAGGTGTAAAGCTGCACACTCGGGAGTCTTATATTTTAATGCTCTTAAGACTTTCAGAGTTGAGTCAGCCGAGCCGTTATCGTAGTAAAGCAGACCGTGTAAGTCATTCTTAGAAAGGTTATACTGCTTCATGAAGTTTCTTCTCTTCATTTCATGGCACATTCTCCTAACCGTCTGCCTTATAGTCTCACCATTCTTCATAAATAAACCATATTATTGCTATTGCTATTATCATTATTGTGATGAATTGTAAACTTGTCATAACTCAAGCTCCCCATTGTTCAACATGTCACATAGTTTTTCAGCGCATTCTTTTGACATTCGAATAGTCCCTAATGTACGACATGAAAATAAACAATCTACTGCTGTGTACTCGTTCTCATTGTTATCTATAAGCACTTCGTATCGTTGACTATCCCAATCAGTCTCATGCTCTTGTACAAGCTCATGTATCTTGAAGTAGTTTTCAACGTCTTTGTGCGGAAAGCCCTCGCTCACTTTACTAGAATCACCCGAAACTTCTCTGACTAATATAAATCTTAATGGCTTCTTAGGTTTAACCCTGTACACCTTATCTTCATACCAATTAGAAGTCAGAGCATTCACCCATTCATTAGAAGAATCAATGTATACCTCTATCTCAGCTCCATCAGCCCACTGCTTAATTAAGTCTGCGTGTTTGTGTGGTTTATTCATAACTCAATCTCTCTTAATTCAATAATTTTATACGCTTATTACGAAAAGATTACTACACACTCTTCAAAAGATGCGTTTATCTCTTCTTGAGTCCATTCATCGTCCTGCAAATCTTTCATTGTCGCTAGCTCACCATCATCACACACGCAGTATTTATCAATGTTCCATGCGTTTTCGGCACACTCACCATGGTCGGCGTGAATGCGAACACTCATCTCTGGGTCATACTTCTGTAGTGCTTCGATTAATTCTTTTACTTTCATAATTCAATCCTCAATCCTCTTCCTCATATGAGCGGAAAAGTCATTAATGTTGTTGTGGCTCTAACAATCTTCCAGTGTTCTTATTAAAGAATAAAGGAATGATAGCACTCTCACCAAAGTTACGGTCTTCTAGTATAACTAGCTTACGCGTATTTCGTTCCTCATCGGACAGCTCAGGGTCTTTATTCCCCTCAATACCTATCATCATGTGACAGAAACGTGCCATTGCCCGACTGCCTGCGAATTGACTTGACAACACTTTACCACCTCTATCATGTGGTGTACCGCTCTGTGGGTTGTTCAAGTGGCAGAAACAATAAGCTGTAAACTCTAAGTCTTTAGCTAGTGTGGCAAGCTCTGACGCAATCTTAATTAACATGTCATTAGCTTCACCACTAGACAGACCAACAGTGAAGCAAGTTAGGGGGTCTAGGATGACATCACGACAACCTAACACTGTGACGTTGTAGCGTATCTCCTGCTTAACCTCTTCCCATTTAACATCTTGGTATGTGTCATAGATTAGTGCACTACTACCTATAATCTCTTTACCTTTGTCGAATTCATCTTGATTAACTGGCATGTTGGGGTCGTAGAATATACGGTCAACTGCTGTACCTGCTAGACGCTTCAATGTACCGCCCATGGATTCTTCAGGCTTAACTAGAAATACCGGTGTATCAACGGTCTTAATAAGGTGTGTCGCTATCTCGTTAACAACAACACTCTTTCCAATCTTAGGTGCGCCACCGAAGTAATACACCTCACCTCTACGGATACCTCTACTCTTAGCAGTTAGCGTATCCCACACCCAAGGTATGCCATGTTCCGGTGTGTATTCAGCTAAATGCCATATATCACTAGAGCGTACACTCTTACCACTGGTAGGTGGGTGTGCATCCCATACACAAGCCTTAAACAATTCTTTCTGTCTACCTGCCTTATACATCTCATTAGAGTCTTTAAGCGGTAGTTTGGCTACTAGTATCTCAGGGAACATCTTACCTAATTCTGTAGCAAACATTGCTCCGGCTTCATCTTGGTCAGGTACAACAACAATATCCCTAAAATTACGCTTGATATCTGCAATGAAGGGATATAGCTTCTTGGCACTACTCGCCCCACCTTGCACACTGATAACACTTGCACTCTTACCATCATGCTCAAAGATAGTTTGCCATAGCGCCATCGCATCACACTCACCCTCTGTGATATAGAGTTTAGCTGACTGTGGTGCTGACCTTAGTGCTTGCTCCCAACCGAAAGGGTCAGAGTTAACAACACTACCAACACAAAAGAATCGTTTATTTTCCACAAGTCTAACTTTATATCCCTTAATCTTACCGTTCATGGTGTAGGGGTAGTGATGTGCTGTTATGGTTTGCCCATCAGACTCACTGAGAGCCACTGTAACGCCAAAATGCTCACTAGCCTTTAGTGGCAATCCTCTATCGGTTAAAGCCTTCTTAGGATGGTTGTAAAGAGCTTTTAGCTCTGCTTGTATTTCTTCTGGAGTTTTAGTTTGAGTTTTAGGACGATAATCCTCAGGTTTATCTCCATACGGATTAGCCACGTATGTACGACATGCAAAGCAATATCCAGTGTATTTATTATTTTCTTCATCATAAAAAACATTTAACCCCTTAGTTGAGCCACAATCGTGTGGCAATCTTTCTACAATTTGATTACTCATTATAATACTCCCTTTAAAATATGTGATATAACATCAACCGTCCAACCGTTACCTAATACTTTCTGGCACTGGTTGTAACTAAGTATGTCAGTGTAGCCATCTGGAACTGTTTGGCATCTCTCAAGCTCTCTACGGGTCAAGTATCTACAGAAATCTTCATACTGTATCAGACCACTGTTGGGTTGACGGTCTTGTTTTATTGTTAGACAGTATGCTTTATCACTACTTGTTATATTGTAGCATCCACCAGTTTTACCCCCAGTACCATTACCATCTGCCCACATTTTACGTCTACTTGGTGTATCGTTGACTTTTGCCTCTATAAGCCTAGTTGAATTAGTATCTTTTATATCTTGAAATGTTATACCTTTATCTATAGGCAAATCTTGCTCCCAGTTAAACCAATACCATCTTGGTCTTTTCTGTGCACTAACAAGCTCGCTGTTAATAAATACACCATCAACACCAGTAAAGTCATTTATAACTTCTAAGTTCTCTTTCTTCATTCTTACATTTTCTAGTAAAAACTTAACTTTTGGATTTATTTCTTTAATGTGGTTAAGTATTTCGATAAACGTAAAAAATAATACAGAGCGTTGGTCATCAAACGCTAACTCTTTACCTATTCGTGAAAAACCTTGGCATGGGCTACCAGCTAAAACTAAGTCAAAGTTCCAATCGATATCCCACTCTTTCCACTTGGTAACATCACCTAACCTTATAATATCAGGATAGTTAGATTCACTAACCTTGATAGCGTGTTTATCTATCTCGCTTGAGTAGTAAGTGCAAGCAACACCTAGCTTGTCTAGAGCTATACGGCCGCAACTCATACCATCAAATAGACTTAGAACTCTCATACTAATTCCCCAATTTGATCTTCAATAAAATCTAACGCATCATCATAAACCGCAAACTTAGCACAAACTCTGCTATCTCTAAGCTTACACTCTTCAACAATGTATGGCGTGTCATACTCTTTGGCACTATATGACAGCTCAAAAGCCATCTTAGGTACGCCTCTAAATAATAAAACTTCCATTATTATTCCTCTTCTTATTATGGATGCATATAATACACTATAAATAGTACATTGTGCAGTCTTGACTTTTATAAAAATTTATGCTAAAATCAAATCTCTAGAGAGTACTTCCTAGAAAGCACTAACAGCAAGTTAGTCTTCTCCTCAAAAGTATTCTTATCCTGATAAGGATGAGAGAGTACTACTAGGGGTACTCTCTACACCTCCTCTCTACTAATCCTTAGTACATACAAAGCTTTCTAATAGAATAATCTCATAAGGTGTCAGAGAACCCCACAGACTCTCAGTCATAACCTTAGCGTGAATTTTCTGCATTTGTGTATATCGTTCCAGCTGAGGATTTAGCCAATCCTCTCGTTCTTTATTTACATCCTTAGCAAAAGAACAGACTACATGAGCAGTAGTATTAAAATGCTGTCTAACCATTTCTTGTGCATCCTTAATAGACAATGCATTTGCATTACAGAATTCAATAAATTTATTCGCCATTATATACTCTCCAAAATACAATCTCTAAGTTCAACATCGTAGTATGCTTTAAAACGTTCCATATCACTGCGTGAGAGGTCATAGTCGAAGTTTTCATCGTCACATATGTAAACACTCTCAACACCCCAAGAGAAGCCGTCAGACTCTCCCACAGACGCATCACCCTCGTACCACTTAACCTCAAGTACAACATAGTACTTATCTCTAAAATCTTCTAGCGTTAAAATCATACATCCTCCTTATTAGTAATAGACACGTCCAGATAGCTCTTGAAGCTTATCAACCATCTCGTCAACAACATCACTACACAATGCAGTGTAGGACAACCTATCCCCGTTAACATCATAGAGAGTGCGTGAGAGGCTTACACCATACTCCACACCCTCAACCATAAACCAACCTATCTTAACATCTTGCTTAGTGCTTAGTAGTTCTATGTTCATGATTAATCGTCCTCTAAAATAGTCATTGATAATTTAAAGCTTGATATTTTATTCTCAATATCGGTTGTCCAGTTATCCGAGTCTTGGCAGGGTGTAACCCCATAGATACTCACTTGATAATCCTCGCTAGATTCAGATTCTCTGTACACGTTAACATCGTAATTTTTACCATCACCTGCTTGAAATGAACACCAATAGTCCGTGTCCACATCGTAATCCCCATCCTCGAGGATAGCCAAAAGTGCTAATACATTTAAGTTTTTCATAATTAATACCCCATCCAGATTAATACGTCCCTGCTCGAATACGTCTTACTTTCACCGTATTCAGCTACAAACTCCTCAAACTCTAAGCCGTGTTTCTCTATCTCAGCTTTAGCCATGAAAGCCGTTACAAGGTTATTTTGCATTGCTTGTTCGTATGTCATGTTATAACTCCTTAACATCTAATAATTTATTTGATTTTCGATTAACCTTTAGTGTGAATTCGTAAACCTTGCCGATCATGTGCCCACCTAGACAATAATTAACCATACTATCATTTAGCGTACCAACTGGTATGACATGACCATTTTTAGACTCTAGTATCAAATTAAAATTAGGGTTACCGTTAATGCTACCGTTAACTCGCTTAATTTGTTTTACTTTCAAAGTTAGTGTTTGCTTGTTCATAATTTTACCTTTTATTAGTGTTTGTTTAGGAGGCTTACGCCTCCATGATTGATTAGTTGAATAATGCTTTCGCCATTGCTTTACGTTCTTTTCGTGTCTTGTTTGGTGTCACTTGTCTAACACTCAACACTTTGTGACGTCTGCCTCTTGTCCAGTCTTCGACTCTGCCGTTAACTATTGAGGCGATGTGACCTCTAACCATTACAAAGTAAAAACCTTTCTGTACAGCAATATCACTCTCGATAGTGGCTATCGTTAAGGCACTCACCTGGACGGCTTCAATCTTAAAGCCTAGCGCATTGATTGCACATCTGATCCAAAACTCAGCCGAGCCTCCTCGATTCTTTCTGCCCTCGTTCTGTAGTGCCTTGTGTGCTACCTTGTAAGGCACATCACACAGTATCGACACCGCCTTAACAGCACAGTCGTTACGCTCTCTCATCTGGCTAGATAACCTTTCAGCTTTTAAATAGTTCATCGTACGTATTCTCCTTGATTAAAATTATTGTTTAACACCCTAGTAGTAAGGCGCTAAAGAATAATAGCTGATCCGCAGTGATTAATTTAACTAGAATGTAAACGATGGTAGTCTTACGCATCTGATCTGTAGCGGTCAGCTATTGGTGGGGTAACTAAGTACGCCCCTCTATCAACACTCTGCTTAATACAACCTTTAATACTTTACCCTTGCCTTACGTCTATTGAGTTCACCCCGTAAACACACCAAAACCCCGTACTCCTCAACTATATCTAGTATCATCAAGGGAAGTTAAACCATGCTTTTGCGAACACCCCAAATCGTCAACTTATCAGTTACTATCCAGTGCTTGTATTACGCATCATGTCGAATTGTTAAAGAGCTAATCAACATACTGAAAGGCGTCTGCCGTTTCGTTGATGGTTATCACAATACGAGATATCGTTATAATCGTAAACAAAAAACAGGTACGACCAGCTACAACCCGCTTGGTATCTACATCCTAAATGTTTGGTGGTTATTATTTGTACAGGGTATTTATAGGTATATGTGTACAGTGTATAGGTGTAATGGCTTGGGTGTATTTGCTTGGATAGGTTGGTATAGGCTCCCTACTCCACATTCTCACTTCATCTTGTGAGAACGCATAGGAATTCCCCCAGAAAATCACTGGTCTGCTCATCAGAGGTCATACCAGATTTCTATATAGGGGACGGGGGTGGGGAATTTCTAGCCTAGAAGTACAGGTAGCCTCACAGATTTGCTAGAGGGTGAATTTGAAACTCCTTATAACGTTTATGAGTAAAAACCTTTGTTATTATTCCTAAAAAGTATGTCTAAATCTAACGCACAAGTGCATGATTTCTAAGACAATACTTCTAGAAAGTAATTAATTAGTACAAACCTATAAAAAGGTCTTGACATTTGTCTATAAATATGTTAAAATCAAGCAACTTCTAGGGAGCACTCCTAGAGAATACTTCTTATCTTTAAAGAGGTGTTTCAGGAGGAGGTTTCCACTCCTAAGAGTCCTTCCTAATTAAGTATATGTTAGTTGCCCCACAATATGCCTGTTAATCAGAGAACATTATGTCAGAAGAAACAACACCTGTTAAGAAAAGAAGAGGTAGACCACCAAAGATAGCAGTAGCTGCTAAGACTGCTAACAAAGGTAATAGACCTGTAGGACGCCCTAAGGGTGATGCAGGTATTATTAACGAGTATAAGGCTAGAATGTTAGCGTCTCCTAAGAGTAAGAAGGTTTTAGAGACGATATTTGATGCAGCCTTAGACAATGAGCATAAGAATCAAGCAGCAGCTTGGAAGCTTGTTATGGATAGGATTATTCCTGTTGCAGCCTTTGAGAAGGATGTAGTAGGTAACAGTGGTAAGAATGCTATTCAGATTAATATTACAGGTGTAGGTGGAGAGACGACAGTAGTCTCAGGCAACGAGGATATAGTTGATGCAGAATACAAAGAAGAGTAAGCCAAAGACGTTACACGGTATGGCTGCTATACGTGCAATAGAGGCTAAGGAGGGAGAACTGTCTCCTGAACAGCGTTATGTTGCATTAAAAGAAGGATACGTAGACGGAGAGTACCTCGACCATAAAGGCATCACTACTAAGGGTGTAGGTCAGACAGGTAAGTTTATGTATATGACATACAAAGAAGCATTCTCTATATTAGAAAAGGAGTGTGCTGAGAAGTTTATTCCTGCGTATCCTCTCCTATCTTCTGATATGCGTTGTGTCATTATGTCTGCATTCTATCGTGGAGATATACAGCAGTCTCCTACATTCAGACGCTTGTTTAATGAGCATCAGTATGAGAAGGCTGCTGCAGAGTTTCTTGACCATAAAGAATACAAGGCTAAGTCTACGCCTAAGCAGATAAAACAAAGAATAAAAGAAGTGAGTGACTGTATTCTTGAGCATGTTCTATGACTCAGTTGAATGTAGAACTCCTCGACTGGCAACAGGAAGTGTTCAACTCCCCTACACGGTTTAAAGTAGTTGCAGCAGGAAGACGGTGTGGTAAGAGTAGACTAGCTGCATGGACTATGATTATTCGTGCATTACAGGCTGAGAAGTGTACCGTATTCTACGTAGCCCCTACACAGGGTCAGGCTCGTGACATTATGTGGTCTTTGCTTGAAGAACTTGTGCATCCTATATTACAGAGTAAGCATGTTAACAACATGGAGATGAAGCTGATAAATGGCTCACGCATATTGTTAAAGGGTGCTGATAGACCGGACACGATGCGTGGTGTGTCTCTCGAATACTTAGTAATGGATGAGTATGCAGATATGAAGCAGCAGGTGTGGGAAGAGATTCTTCGTCCTGCGTTAGCTGATAGAAAGGGTGATGCCTTGTTCATAGGTACACCTAAAGGACGTAACCACTTCTACGATTTATATGTATATGCAGACCAGTCTGAAGACGATAGCTATCAATCGTGGCATTACACATCCTACGATAACGAGAAGCTAGACCCTGATGAAATCAACCTAGCTAAAAAGTCCATGTCTTCTTATGCGTTTAGACAAGAATTCCTTGCATCTTTTGAAGCGTTAGGCTCTGAGATATTTAAAGAAGACTGGATAAACTTTGATGACGAGTCTCCGGACATTGGTGAATACTACATTGCTATCGATTTAGCAGGTTATGTTGATACATCGTCCACGTCTAAAAAGAATAAGAGACTGGATAACACCTCTATTTGTGTAGCTAAAGTCAGTGAGAACGGATGGTGGATAGCAGATATTATATACGGACGATGGACTCTAGATGAGACAGCAGAAAAGATATTTAAAGCTGTAGAGAAGTATCGTCCTATATCTGTAGGAATAGAAAGGGGTATATCAAAGCAAGCTGTTATGTCCCCATTACAGGATATGATGCGTAAATCTAATAGATTCTTCCGAGTTGAAGAACTTACGCATGGTAACAAGAATAAAGTTGATAGGATTGTGTGGGCGTTACAAGGACGCTTTGAGCATGGCACAATAACTTTAAAGACAGGAGATTGGAATAGTGAGTTTCTCGACCAGCTGTTTCAGTTTCCAAATCACTTAGTGCACGATGACTTGGTGGATTCTTTGGCGTATATAGACCAACTAGCACAAGTTGCCTATCATACTGATTTAATTGAACTCGAAGAGGACTACGAGCCTCTTGATATTATAGCAGGGTATTAATATGCAAGATAACGAATATATGAGTGGCACTTTAGAAGGTTGGGTGTTAGACAAGTGTGAAGAATGGCGTGACCATTATGAATCAAACTATGAAGCAAGACACCAAGAGTACTTCCGCTTATGGCGTGGTATCTGGGATAGTGGTGACACTGTTCGTGACAGCGAGCGTAGCCGTCTTATTGCTCCTGCTTTACAGCAAGCCGTTGAAAGCTCTGTTGCGGAAGTGGAAGAAGCAACTTTCGGTCGTGGTAAGTGGTTTGATATTAAAGATGACAAAATGGATCAAAACCCATTAGACATCGAAAACATCAAAGGTCAATTACTAGAAGACTTCGGTTTCACTAAAACCCGTAAGAATGTTGCAGAGTGTATTCTCAATGCAGCTATCTATGGTACAGGTATTGGTGAACTAGTTATCGAAGAAGTTAAAGAGATGCGCCCTGCAACACAGCCTATTATGGACGGTGCTATGCAAGCTGTGGGTGTTAATATTGAAGATAGGTTTGTTGTTAAACTCAACCCAGTACTTCCACAAAACTTCCTAGTAGACCCTGTAGCAACTTCTGTTGAAGACGCGTTAGGTGTAGTGGTTGACCAGTTTGTACCTACACATCAAGTAGAGATGATGCAAGAACAAGGCATCTATCGAGACGAAGAGATTGGAACTGCATCACCTAATTCAGACTTAGAAGCTGACCCTGAGTTAGCACACTACGCTGACGATAAAGTTCGACTAACTAAGTACTACGGTTTAGTACCACGAGACTTGTTTGAAGAAGCGGTTACCATGGAGTCTGACGAAGACGAAGAAGTGATAACATTTAACGATGGCGATGATAAAGAAAGTAAGTACATTGAAGCAGTAGTTATACTAGCTAACGGTGTACTAATGAAAGTTGAAGAAAACCCTTACATGATGCAAGACCGTCCTATTGTTGCATTCCCTTGGGATGTTGTACCTAATCGATTCTGGGGACGTGGTGTTTGTGAGAAGGGCTACAACAGCCAGAAAGCCCTCGACACGGAACTTAGAGCACGTATTGATGCCCTAGCACTAACTATCCATCCAATGATGGCTGTGGACGCCTCACGGCTTCCTAGAGGCATGAAGCCTGAAGTACGTCCGGGTAAAATGTTTCTTACTAACGGTAACCCATCTGAAGTGTTGCAACCATTTAACTTCGGTAATGTATCTCAAGTGACATTTGCTCAGGCAGGACAACTAGAGCGTATGGTACAACAGTCAACTGGTGCTGTAGATTCTACTGGTGTAGCCGGTGGAGTAAACGGTGAAGCTACGGCTGCAGGTATTAGTATGTCTTTAGGTGCTATTATCAAGCGTCATAAGCGTACTCTTATTAACTTCCAAGAAATGTTCCTGATTCCTATGGTACAGAAGACAGCTTGGCGTTACATGCAGTACACTCCTGATTTATACCCTGCACAAGACTTTAAGTTTGTTCCTACTTCAAGTTTAGGAATGATGGCTCGTGAGTATGAAGTGACACAGCTTGTTCAATTGTTACAAACAATGCCAGCTGATAGTCCAACATATCCAATGCTGATTGAAAGTATTATCGAGAACATGAACTTGTCTAATCGAGAAGAGATGATTCAGATGATGCGTCAGGCGCAACAGCAAACTCCTGAACAACAGCAAATGGCTCAGATGCAACAACAACTTGCACAACAGCAAGCTCAATTGCAATTAGCTAAAGACCAAGCTACAGCGTCAGCACTACAAGCGCAAGCAGCTGAAGCAAATGCACGAGCAGGTAAGTACAATGTTGAAGCTCAGGTTGAGCAGTATAATGCTGAGACCCAACGTATTAAAGCTGTGTCTACTAACATAGACCAAGGTGATGCGGACGACAAAGAGTTTGAAAAACGTATGAAGCTTGCAGAGCTAACTCTGAAGAAACAACGTCAAGATTCTGACATTGCACAGAAGAGTGCTCAAACTGCACAAACTGTTCAAGAAGTAGCACAACCTAGTGAGCAAGAAGCTCAGATGATGGCTATGATGGCACAACAAACCGGTAACATGGGTGGTCAAGAAAGTCAATAAATATCTTGACTTTTTTATACTTTTATGTTATACTCGGGCACAATTATACAGTCATCCCTTATAAGGAGGAAAAATGACTAAAGATGAAGAGATTTATTACAACAATTATTTTGAGCTGTTTGGAAGTAGTGGATGGGTTCAACTCTTAGATGAGTTAAAAGACCGTGAAGCTACTTATGACTTGGCTTATATATCTGATGAGCGAACCCTTTACCAAGCTAAAGGTGAACTCGGCATCTTACGTATGCTATTGAACTTTGAGCAATTCATTGAGCAAGGCTACGAAAGCGCTCCTAGCGAGCAAAACAACGTCTAATTAATCTCGTGGGCTAGAGACTTAGACATTTTAATTTTCCACAATACTGAATAAGTACGGAGATTCACAATATGGCAAACGAACATGATAGTCGTTTAGAAGACGAAACAATTGACGAAATCGTAGAATTTGAAGAATCCACTCCAGCAGAGGACAACTCTAAAAAAGGATACGAAGACTATGTAGCACAACAACAGAAAGAAGAAGTTGTTGAAGAGACAGTCGAAGAAGAAGAAGTACCTGATAAGTATCGCAACAAAAGTATTCAGGACATTGTTGCAATGCACCAGAATGCTGAGAAGTTATTAGGTAAGCAATCTTCTGAGGTTGGCGAGTTACGTAAAGTTGTTGATGACTTCATACAAACACAAACTGTCGCACAACAAAAACAAGCCCCAGTACAAGAAGAAGATTTTAACGAATTGGATTTCTTTGAGAACCCTGCTAAAGCAGTTAATGCTTTGCTGGAGAATCACCCTAGCGTAAAACAAAGTAAGGAAATGGCATCTAGGTTTGCACAGCAAGAAGCTGTATCTAAACTTAGAAGCAATCACCCAGACTACACTTCTATCATTGGTGACCAGAAGTTTTTAGATTGGGTTGGTGCTAGCAAGATCCGAACTAACTTATTACGTCAGGCTGATGCTTACGACTTTGATAGTGCAGATGAACTATTTAGTCTTTGGAAAGACCGTCAATCGTTAGTTAACGAGACTGTTAAGACAGAGACACAAGCCCGTAAGCAATCGGTTAAAAACGGCTCTACCGGTAATGTACGTGGAAGCAGTGAACAACCAAGACGTAAAGTCTACAGACGTGCTGATATTGTAGAACTTATGACTAAAGACCCAGAACGTTATCAGTCAATGGCTAGTGAAATCCGCCAAGCCTACGCTGAAAACAGGGTTAAATAACTTAATCTTATTATAGGAAACCTAAAATGGCTAACTTAACTCCATCTTCAAGTAACACAGTTACTAAAGCAAATGCAACTCACTTTATTCCAGAACTATGGTCTGATGAAGTAATTGCAGCATATAAAAAATCACTTGTCCTTGCTAACTTAGTGCAGAAAATGCCTATGACTGGTAAGAAGGGTGACACAATGCACATCCCTAAACCTACTCGTGGTTCAGCTAATGCTAAAACTGCAGCTGATACAGTTACAATTCAACAAAACACTAACGATGAATTAGTAATCACTATCGATAAGCACTTCGAGTACTCACGTTTAATCGAAGACATCACTGATGTACAAGCGTTTGATTCATTACGTAAGTTCTACACTGACGATGCAGGTTATGCGTTAGGTCTTAAAGTAGACGAAGAGTTATTCACTCTTGGTAAAGCTTTAGGTGACGGTGACGGTTCTTCTTGGGTTCACTCTGCTGCTTTCCAGTTTAACACCACTACTGGTGCTGCTGAAGCATATGATGCAGACGGTGCAACTGATATCGGTTCTTTCAACGATGCCGGTTTCCGTGACCTTATCCAAGCACTAGATGACGAGAATGTTCCTATGGACAACCGTGTACTAGTAATCCCACCTTCTGCAGTTAATGAGATTCGTGGTATTGACCGTTACAACTCAAGTGACTTCGTAGATGGTCGTTCTGTACAGAATGGTCAAATCGGTACTCTTTACGGTATTGATGTTTACGTTTCTACTAACGCTCCTGTAATTGAAACTGGTGTTAAAGCTGGTTTGTTAATGCACAAAGACGCGTTTGTATTATGTGAGCAAATGGCTGTTCGTTCACAAACTCAGTATAAGCAAGAGTTCTTATCAACTCTTTATACTGCTGACACTATCTACGGCTTAGACGTATACCGTCCTGAGTGTGGTTTAGTTATCGCTTTACCTGCTTAAGAGTTTGGTTTAGTTATCGCTATACCGGCTTAATAGCCTAGAGTTTTGTTCAAGGGGGTTCTAACGAGCCTCCTTTATACAAAGTTTTAATTACACCCTAAAAAGTGTATTCGACCCACCCACAACAGGACTAGGTGAATGGCTACTAATATCTTAATAAGACGCTCCTCAACAGCAGGTGCAATCCCCACCACAGCACAACTTACAACAGGCGAGTTAGCAATCAACTTAGCCGACAAGAAAATATACACTAACACTGGCAGTTCTATTATTGAACTTGGCACTATTGCCTCAACTATGGATGTTGAAGGTGCTTTAGGTGTTGACGGTAATTTCGATGTTAACACTAATAAATTTACTGTGGCTTTTGCTACAGGTAACACTTCTATTGCAGGTACGTTAGACGTAGCAGGTAATTCACAGGTTGATGGAGACTTCACAGTCTTGGGAGCTATCTCTATTGAAGAGCCTACAGCCAACTCTCATGCAGCTACAAAGTTCTATGTAGACCAAGCAGTTACAGATTTAATTGGTACAGCAGGTAGTGCGTTAGACACTCTAGGTGAACTAGCTGACGCTCTAAATGATGATGCTAACTTCGCTTCTACTGTCACCACTGCTCTAGCTACTAAGCTAAACCTAGCAGGTGGCACTATGACAGGTAATATTGTCATGGGAGCTAACAAAGTAACGTCTACAGCTACACCTACAGCAGCTGATGACCTAACACGCAAAGGCTATATAGACGCTCTATACGGCTCTACAGCCTCAGCAGCGGCTAGTGCTACTGCAGCAGAGACAGCAGAAACTAATGCTGAAACTGCTAGAGATGCAGCACAGACTGCACAGGCAGCAGCAGAGACTGCTGAGACTAATGCAGCAGCTAGTGCTTCTAGTGCTTCTACAAGCGCTACTAATGCAGGTAACAGTGCTTCAGCGGCTAGTACGTCTGCTTCTTCAGCTTCTACTAGTGCTTCTTCAGCTTCTACCAGTGCGTCTAATGCAGCTACTTCTGCTACTAATGCAGAAAATGCATATGACAACTTTGACGACCGTTACTTAGGTGCTAAGGCTACAGACCCTACAGTTGACAATGATGGCGATGCGTTAATCACAGGTGCTATGTACTTCGACTCGTCTAACAACGTTATGAAAGTCTATAGTGGTACAGAGTGGCAGAATGCATCAAGCTCTATTGAAGGTATTAAGTCTGACTTTGTATACACTGCAACGGCTTCACAGGTTCTATTCAGTGGCGCTGATGATAACACTGATACACTAGTGATTGACAAAGCAGGTTTGGTAAATGTCTATCTTAACGGTGTACGTTTAACTGACGCAGACTATACAATAGACGCTTCGGGTAACAGTGTTACACTAGACAGTGGCGCTACAGTTGGTGACATTGTTGAGATTGAAGTGTTTGGTAACTTTGCAGGTCAGTCAGGTGCTGATGTAGCTATCACTGGTGGTAGTATTACAGGGCTGACTGAGTTGTCTACTGGTACGTTTACCTCCACTGGTATTGACGACAACGCAACATCCACAGCAATTACTATTGATGCTAGTGGCAACGTAGGGATTGGTGGAACTCCTAATGAAAAATTAAGTATACACACTGGAAGCAACAATGGAGGGTTACGACTTGATTCATCTTCAGGTAATTATCCTTTTATAACCTTTACAGAAAACGGGGCAGCTAGTTGTTACTTAGGAGATGCAGGAGGGTTCGGAGGAACTTCTACTAACGCAGGGATTAGAGCGCCTTTAGGGGCTATAGAGTTTAGAACAGGTTCATCAGAACGAGCACGCATAGACTCTAGTGGTAATCTGTTGGTTGGTAAGACTAGTACGTCTTATAACACGGCAGGTATTGTTGCTTATAATAATGGCGGCTTTACAGCTACTAAGTCTGGTGATGCTCCTGTTGGTTTGAATAGACTTACAAATGATGGGGATATTTTAACCTTTGCCAAAGACGGCTCAACAGTTGGTAGTATTGGTGCTAGTGGCGGTGATTTACTTATAGGTTCTACAACTACAGGTATTATTTTTACTGATAGTGTGGAGGCTATAATCCCCCGTTCCCCTTCTTCAGGTCTTGTTACCGATACAACATCATTAGGGTGGACTAACCAACGCTTCAAAGACCTATACCTCTCTGGCGGTGTGTATCTTGGCGGTACTGGTGCGGCTAATAAGTTGGATGATTATGAGGAGGGTACTTTTACTGCCGACATCACACCAACAGGCGGCTCTGTTACCTTATCTGCAAGTAACCTTAGATATGTAAAAATAGGCTCTAGTGTTACAGTTGGCGGTCGTTTAACTGTAAGTAGTGTATCTTCGCCTACAGGTGCTATACAGATAACATTACCATTCCGAGCTGATTTATATTCCTTATATACTGGCTTTAATGTTGGTGTAGAAAACAGTGCTAGTAAGACTTATAATGATTTTACGGGGTTGGTGTTTAGTGGGACATCTACATTTAGAGTTTACTTAGCAGACTCAAACGGTCTTAGCAGCTCCGCAGCTAATGCTCAGCAATTACAAGCAACGACTAATATTGACCTATCTTTCACTTATATGACAAATTCATAACTCATACGCCTAGTGGATGCTAGGCACAGACAAAACGAGGAAATAAACATGAGTTTAACAAAACAAAGGCATGGCTACTGCGGGACTTCAGAATACATAGCGTATTGTGATGCAAAAGCAAGATGTAATAACCCCAAAAGACAGGGATATGAGTATTACGGTGGACGTGGCATTGAGTTTAAGTTTGACTCTTTTATAGACTTTATAGAGTGCATGGGTGACAAACCTAGTCAGGGATACTCTTTGGACAGAATTGACCCTAACGGAAACTATGAAGATGGTAATGTTCGTTGGGCTGATTGGTCTACGCAAATGAAAAATCGCAGAGAGTATGACAAGGAATGGCTTATAGGTAATACTAACAACGCCAAGACTTATAAGGTTTATCACCCTAATGGCGATACAGAAGTAATCAAGAATATGGCTGAATTTTGTAGACAGTACAGCCTAGATAAAGCAAACTTAAACCGCACGATTAAACATACTAACAGATACCATAAAGGTTATAGAGCAGAGGTAGCATAAAATGTCATTAGAAAAAAGAATTATTGAGGACAAAGTAGAGGTCATTAACACAGGCGATTGGTCAGTCTTACAAGTACGCACAAAGACTGCAATCATTGAAGATGGCGTGGAGTTGTCTTCTAGTTATCATCGACATGTAGTTAGTCCTACAGACGACCTCACAGCCGAGTCAGCCGAAGTAACGGCTATAGCTAACGCAGTGTTTACACAGGCTATGAAAGACCGTTATGAAGATTCACAGGCTTCACAGACCTTAGGAGAATAATTATGGCTTCTAAAGCAAGAGACATAGCTGACTTAGGCTCTAACGATGTCTTGGAGACAACGGCTACAGGCGTTGACGTCACAGGCACAGTGACTGCGGATGGCTTGACGGTTGATGGCAACACTCAGTTAAAAGGTGATGTGTCATTCTATGAAGACACGGGCACGACTGCGAAGATGGTGTGGGATGCTAGTGCTGAGAGGTTAGGGATTGGCACGGCTAGTCCTAGTGAAGAACTACACATTGAGACAACTGGTGGTGCTACAGCAGGGATACAGTTAAGTACCACTGGAGGTGCTGTTGATAGAGACTGGAAGTTTCTTGCGACTGCCGCCGCCGGAACTTTTTATATTCAAGATGCAACCGCAAGTGTTAACAGGTTGGCTATTGACTCAGCAGGCAACGTAGGGATTGGTACGGCTAGTCCTTATACGACTTTGGATGTAGCAGGTTCATATGACACAGTAGCTACGTTTAGAAGTTTTACAAATAATGGAAACGCATCTAATGTCACAATACGAGGTGTGGATTCTGATAGTAGTCACTTTTGTAACTTTCAGTATCAAGGTTATACGCACCAGTTTTTATCCGATGGTGGCTCAGAACGAGCCAGAATAGACAGCTCTGGTAATCTGTTGGTTGGTAAGACAAGTGATAATACTTCACTTGATGGGGTAAAACTGGCTAACAATGGGTCTACTTTTGTCAGAAGTAATGCCACTGTTATGTTTGTAAATTTGCAAGCGGGTTTAAGTGGTACGCTTTTACAATTCAGAAGAATAAACTCTGATATTGGTAGTATTTCTGTATCAGGCTCAACGGTAAGTTTTAATGAAACTTCAGACGAGCGAGTAAAAGAAAACATACAAGACACAGCTCATGCTGTTGACATTAATGA